GCATATTTCTTAAGTACTGTTGGTGGTATCTCTGTACACTCTACGGCAAACAACCATAGTCTGTATTTTAGAATGCCAGCGTTTTCTGCAATGTTAAACACTCTGCCTTTTGATCCCATAGAATACCCTTCTAGGAATACGTGGCAGTCTTTGTCTGTCTCTAACAGTCTGTCAATGAAGAAATTTGATATACCATCGTATCGCAATACGTCAGTCATTCCTTCGTGGTCGAAAAACTTACCTCTTATGTTTTTGAATTGCACATCGTATTTTCTAGATTGGGTCAGAAAATAAAAATTACATTTTTCAAAACTAAACTCACCATCTTCATCATCAAATACACACATTGCAGGACATGTTAGAGAATAATCTACTCCTGCTATAATCATCTATCGTCTTCCGAGGACCATTCATCATGTTCTATTAGTTTGTCCCAATCCTCATCTGCCCACTCTTCGTCTTTTTCTGATATTGCTTCTTCGGTTATTGTTGAACCGCAGTAAGCGCAATTCGTTGGTATTGTGTCTACACCCACTAATGGAGTTACTGAATACTCAGCCTCGCATGTGTCGCAGAATACGTTATATGTTGTCATTTAATCTCCTTATTCGTACATTACTGTACTTGTGTCTCCGAGTGCCCATTTTGCTTCGGTCTCTACAGACCAACGCTTTGTTGCTACTTTGAAATCGGGAATCTTAAGTTCCTTTGGGTTACTACTAGGTTCTAGAATCAGCATTCTATTGTTCGGCTGTGCCGCAAACTGACCATTGTCACATTTAATAAAATTATAAGATTTATGGTCTTCAACATCTTCGCTGAATCCTGTATCTAGTACATTGAAATCTGGATGTGCAGAATCGACAGTAAACATGTACTCTCCAAACTGCCAGTCACCAGCCTTAGTTTTAAATTTACATTTCTGAGATTGCAACTGTGCTTTTTTAATTACAGTAATATCGTATGACAAACAATCCCACAATTGTAATTGGTCAAGAGGCATTTCATCTTCTACTGCTTTCCAACAGAATGCATGTAAAGGCAACTTGTCATATAGTGCGCCATATTCATTTAGATATGCTTCTATACGAAATGCTTGTCCCCTCAAACTCTTTATACTTATCCACCAGCAAGGAACTAATTCTCCATGACCCTTTTCAAAATCATAGAGAAATTCTTTTCTTACGAAACATTTAACTGGAGGAAGATTCGCTACTATGTGTGCCATTTACCAATGCCTTATTACACCTGCTACAATAAACAGATTCGTTATTATATAGCAAAGCACAATAGCTGTTCTGATGATTGCAACTTTATCTGATTCGTTATCACACTCACTAGATTTGTGTCCTAGTGCTTTTGCCCACAGTCGCCACATGGTTATTGAGTGCAAGTTCTTTCACGATAGATTCTTCCATCGGAATATTGAATTTCTTTCCAATCAGTACACACTTGCGGCGACTGTTGAATTATAACAGGTTGCTGTTGAACAAATACGGGTTGTTGCTGAACAATTATAGGTTGTTGTCGTGCAATTTCATATCCAATAACACCGCCTATAATTGTGGGTCCAATCCAACTGTATGGTCTAAGCCCATGACCATGATGATGACCATGATGATGTTGTGCAAATGCTGAAGCAGACACCATCAACAAAAATATAGTTAATAGTTTTTTCATTTAGTTACACCAAGAAGTTTTAGCTTCTCCGTAGTATTCTCTAGCGTAGCCTTTAGAGATTAACATACCACGTAAACTTTGTCCATTTAGAATAACGTCACCGAGTACACGACCACCATACTTATCCCAATCCATTAGAACAACTTGACGCTTTTGACTTGCGGCAACCATTTCTTTTGTGAATTTAGTTGCGGCTTCTCCTCTTTGTGCTTCGCTAGGGCATTGCGCTCTGAATCCTTTTTCTGGTGTATCAACACCAAAGACACGAATGCTTAATTCTTTTTTGAGTGGGTCTGGTAACCAAGCCGCTTCAAACGCAACAGTATCCCCATCAATAACCCTAGTAATATTAGCGTCATAGATAACTCCTGGTTTTTGTTTTCCTGTTTGTGCGTGTGCATTATTCCATGCAGAAAATGCGAATCCCACAGCTATCATTGTGAGCCAAAATGTATATTTTAAATAATTCATAAATGTTCCTTAAATTTCTTCTATAGTGTGCTTTAGTGTTTCTTCACTAAAGGGCGTAATAATATATTTATGAACACTAGAATTGATGATATTCAATTTATATTCCGACTCCATGATTGTCAGAATGCATGGTGTGTCTAATGTACTTTCAAATAATACTGCATTGTCTGAAATAATCAAACCATATGTTTGATACTTGAGTTTAACTAACGCATCAGCATTATTTGTTGCAGTATCTACAACTTTATAACCAATTCTTCTCGCAAAGTTTGCAGTCTCTTGTAAATGTTTTGGTGTATCATCTACAACAAGAACTCTCGTATCTGGATTGACTATCATGCCGCTTTACCCCATACGTCTGCCCAATCACCTTTGGTTGCGCCTTTAGCATAATCTGTAGCACGATTCTCAAAGAAGTTTGTATGTGTCGGTGCATTAATCATTTCTTCAACCCAAGGTAATGGATTTTTCTTAACTTTAAAAATACCTTTGAGTCCAAGACTGATAAGGCGCCTGTCTGCAATGTAGCGAATGTACTTCTTAACTTCTTCTGAAGTAAGACCTTCCATTGTACTAATGCCGAAAGCTAAGTCAATAAATTTATCTTCTAACTCAACCATTCGTTCTGCAATAGTATATATCTTAGATTTCAATTCATCATTCCAAATCTCATTGTTTTCTTGAATGAATGTTCTGAATAGTTTAATCATAGATTCAGCATGTTGAGTTTCATCAACAATTGACCAAGTAATAATCTGACCCATGCCTCTCATCTTACCCATGCGTGGAAAGTTCAATAGCATGATGAATGAAGAAAACAACTGCATACCTTCTGTGAATGCTGAGAATACTGCAATATGTGTAGCAGTAGATTGCAAGTCACCATTCTTATCTGAAATGTCTAACACATAATCGTGCTTGTCTTTCATTTCTTGATATGCTAAGAATTCGTTATATGTTGTATCTGGTAGACCCAACGTTTCAATCAAGTGTGAGTATGCGGCAACGTGTAATGCTTCTCTAGCGGCAAAGCCAAGCAACATCATACGTACTTCTGGTTGCTTGAAGTATGGTAGATAGTTCTTTACGTAACCACCAGCAACGTCAATGTCACCTTGTGTAAAGAATCTAAAAATGTTTGTGAGAAAATGTTTCTCATCTGCTGTTAATTTTTTCTTCCAATCTTTTACGTCTTCAGCCATTGGGACTTCTGTGTGTAACCAATGACTCTGTTCGTGCTTTAACCACGCATCATATGCCCACGGATAATTAAATGGCTTGAATGCATCTCTGCTATCCATTAAATTACTTTTTGTTTTTGTTGCACTCATTTATTATTCTTCTCCGAAATGTATTCTTCTGCCAGGATAGTTATCTATGAAGTACTTGAATGTACTCTCAATAGTTGATTGTTGTGTGATGAACATATTTGTTTTTCTGTTGTAAATAAAAATTTGATTATCATGCACTTCAGTTCTACAAATTAATATATCCATGCTTTTAAATTTAACTTGTTCAGCTTCTTTTAATACTCTGTCAATTTCATTTTCTTTTCTCTGTATTTTGCCTCTAAAAAAAATGATGATACAACTGACAAGAAAAATTAATTCCATTACACCAAAATTCCAATCCATTTAAGCCCCCAACCATTCAGTCAATTGATTTTTCATCAGCATACCAGAAACTCGTTTAACTTCAATGTCACCATCTATCATTACTAAAGTTGGAACACCACGAATTCCGTAGTCTACTGCGAGTTGTTGATTCTCGTCAATGTCAATAACTTCAATTGGAATTTGAGTCTCAACATCTTCTAATGTTTTTGCTAACATCTTACATGGCTGACACCATGATGCTGTAAATCTAAGTACTTTCATTTTTATCCTTAAGTTATTTCCAATATTTTGAATAATCAATATTATTCCAATACTTTTCGTTATTACGATTCCAAAAATTCTTAATAAGATACCAAGTCATACCTGTATATCCCATTATTTTAAATCTTCTACTATCTTGACCAAAATGATGATTCATCAATTTAAATTTTTTCGGATCATATTTTTTTGATAGAAAAAAATCTTCGCTTACTTTATATTTTTCAGAAAACCCATCAAATTCTCTAAATTTATCTGTTCTAGTTAACATGAAAGCACCAACAGCAAAAGGAACTTTATATTTCATAATACTGTTGATTGTGTTGAACAGTGTAAATCCAATTTGTGTTCTAACATTTCTATCATAGCATTTAATTTTTAGTCCTATAAGATCCAAGTTTTTCGATTCAATTGTATCGACAGCATCACGTATCGCATTATTCTTAAAGAAACGAACATCTGCATCAAGAAATAATATATATGGTGTCGTAACTAACTTGGCACCACTATTCTTAGCAAATGAAACTGAACCACCGTCAATAATTTCTACATTTAGTTCGCCCTTCATTATTTGAATAACTTCTCGGGTATTGTCGGTTGAGCAATCAGCAATAATGATTCTAGTGTTACCTATTGACTGCTGATGCAAATGCATTAGTAAATGTACAATGTAGTTTTCTTCATTTTTACAAGGAACAACTATTGTAATTTTTTCTTCTACGATATTTCTTGACATTTTGTTTGAGCGTCCACAGTTACTATTTTTTCCCAATGAATAATTTCCCACGTACCATTCATGTTTTCAACTAATGCTGTACAAGATTCTACCCAATCACCATCATTCATATAAATGATGCCGTCTATTTCTTTTATTTCTGCATGATGTATGTGTCCGCATATAACACCATCATAACCACGCTTCTTACAGTAGCCTGCTAGATTCTTTTCAAACTGAAATATAAAATCTACTGCTTTTTTGACTTTGTGCTTAAGGAATTTACTAAGACTAAAGTACCCAAAACCAAAACGATGACGTATCCAATTGAACTTACTATTGAGCGATAAAATGAAATCATATGCTTTGTCTCCTAAAAATGCTAGCCATGGTGCCAATCTTGTTATACCATCAAACAAGTCACCATGTGTGACTAGATAATGTTTACCATCAACACCAATGTGTTCTATTTGATTATGTATTTCTACTAAACCAAAACTGAAACCATATGGTATCATCGGTCTAAGGAATTCATCATGGTTACCCGCAACGTAAACGACACGGGTACCACGTTTAGCATGACCTAATACTCTACGAACAACATTGGTATGGCTTTGTTTCCATCGCCATCTGTTCTGTTGAATTCGCCACGCATCTATTATATCACCCACTAGATATAGTGTATCACACTTATTGTGTTTCAAAAAATTATTTAACAAATCCGCTTTACAATCATTCGTACCCAAATGCACATCACTAATGAATATGCTTTTGTATTCCATTGTTAGCCTTCACATGCGAGACATGCATCACCATCAATAAGTGCTTTCATATCTAGTTCTTTAATTACTTCACGTTCAATGCGTTTTGAAACTTTATCTGCTTTACCAATCTTCTCTGAACGGCAGTAGTACAATGTTTTGAGTCCTTGCTTCCATGCTTGAAAGTGTACTGCATGTAAATATTTAATGTTTACGTCAGGACGGAAGAACAGATTCAACGATTGTGCTTGGTCGATATATTCTTGTCTATCTGCGGCATGATTGACTAACCAACGCTGGTCAATCTCCATAGATGTTTTGAATACATCTTTCTGCCAATCATCAAGAATATCCAAGTGCTGTACACTACCATCATTCGCAATGATACTAGACCAAACTGTTTGATATTCATCTTCTGATTTTACTACATCTTTAATGATTCTGTCAAGCCATTTGTTTTTGGCTAATGATGAGCCAGATAAAGTGTCCTGGCGATAAGCATTGGCACGATAAGGTTCTATTGAAGGACTGGTATTGCCCATAATAATAGAACTAGAAGCATTGGGAGCAATAGCCATAAGATGACTAAACCTATTCCCAGTACCAACAGCATCAAGAGCCTCACCTCGCTCTTTACCCAATTTAAGATTCGCATCATTGAGTTGTTCCCTTATATGTTTGAAGATTTGTTTGTTTCTTCCGACTGCAAGTGCGGATTCGAACGGCACGTTATTTCGTTGTAGATAAGCATGAAAGCCCAAAGCACCGATACCAATACTGCGCTCACGTATGGCAGAGAACCTTGCACGTTCAACGGCGGCAGGAGCATTATCAATAAAATACTGAAGAACATTGTCAAGCATTTCAGCAATATCAGCAAGGAATAGAGGATCAGTTTTCCATTCATCAAAGTACTCCAAGTTAACTGAAGACAAACAACATACTGCTGTTCTATCTTTATCTGTAGGTAAAATAATTTCAGAGCAAAGATTACTTTGCTTAATACTTAGTCCCAAATCTTTTTGAAACTGTGGCATAGCACGATTGCTTGCGTCAATGAAATGTAAATATGGTTCACCAGTCTGCATACGAATGTCAAGCACACGTTGCCACAAGTCTTTAGCAGAAACTACTTCACGCACTTCATTACTGTGTGGGTCTTTTAATTCCCAAGAATCATCCGCATCTTTGTCTTGCATACATCGTTCGATGATTTGCATGAATGCATCTGGAATATTAATGCCGTGATGTAGATTTAATGTACGTAAATTGGGATCGCCCGTAGGCTTCCTCATTTCAAGAAATAAGAGAATGTCAGGATGAGAGATATCAAGATAAGTAGCGTAGGAACCACGGCGAGTCCTACCTTGTCTATAAGCGAGAGATGATGCGTCATATGTGCGAAGGTGGGGCATGACTCCAACCGACTTATCATCCGAACTGCGAATGCCGACACCGATGCCGACACCACCACCCAACATCGATAACCAATTGACTTCAGCGAGACAATTGACAAGCCCCTCTGCACTATCATGTAAGTATGGTAGAAAGCATGATATAGGAAGCCCACGACTACTGCGACCAAAAGAAAGAATGGGAGTAGAATAAGACAACCAATGTTTACTACTGTATTCGTATAATCGCTGTGCGTGTTCTGGATTGGAACCAAACGCTTTTGAGACATGTGCAAACCTTTCCTGTGGAGAATTTTCATCCTCCTTCATATAACTTTCTTTCAATCTCTTAATACCTAATTCATCGAATAGTGAATCTCTACTATAGTCGATTACAATTTCAGTTGTCATTCAAGTTCCTTCTCGTATACTTTTAATTATTGGAAATACTTTTGCAATTACTTCTGCACATGCTCTTGCAATTTCTGCGTGTTCTTTTTGTGTTCCATTACCATCTCTCAAATCAATGTAGTGAATCC